CTACGAGGTTGATTTCTTCTATTTTGATTAGTTCGGCTACTTTGGCTTTAAAGCGGACTACTCTCATTCCTTCGCTTTCACCTCTGTTTGGCTTAAGGTTCCATGTTCCGCTTGATGTGCGGGTTTTCCAGCCTGTTTTAGTGGCTATATCAAGGGCAAGTATGTTTTTCATTTTGGTGTTTGATTTTGTTTGTTGTTAAAGGCTACTAGGGTTGTTGTTGTGCACTTTGGGCGAGTTGTCATTAATACTAAGCTCCTACTATTCCAATAGGTGTTCCGTATAAATGCAAACAGCTAATGCCTTCTTTGTATGTATCATTTCTCCCAATATCTTTAAAGTAGAAATTAAAGTTTTCATACTTCCATCTTCGACCATAACCATCTGCTAATTCAATACCTTGATTATCTATTAACCAATTAATCATTTCTTTAGCTGTTTTAAATTCTTGTTCTTTTTGTTCCATAACATTTTATTTCTCGGTTTTGTGTTAAAAATTGCGCTGTTTTGTGCGCTTTGGGCGAGTTATGTGTAATAAAAATGACTACTTTTTTTTTCTATTTCAGATTTTACTTTTACCCAATCTTCTTTTTGCGCATCCCACATGTCGTGGTCATGATCATAGCCCGACCCGATATTCAGCCGAAAGACTCCAGTAGACTTCTGATGTATATTCAGCATCATATTCGACTAAAGGCAGTACCTTTTTAAGTTCTAGCTCAACGTATTGAGCAAGTTCCATTTCCTGCCCGCATGGATGCAACTCATAGCTGTGTTGGTATTCAGTACCAAGTCCATGATCGAAGCTTTCATCCACTTTAACTCTTAACGTGTCAGGATGGTTGTTTATGTCGTATGCTATATGTTTAAGCACTTCGTATATTTCGCCTCTCATTTGATTAGTCATAGTTCAACCTCATTTCGTGCTACCGTTTGCCCGTGTGATTTTAAATCTCCTTGAATATCGGAGATTCCGGCGCAGATAAATTCGGCGCTAATTGTACCTTCTGCAACACGAATCTTTAGTCTTATTAATCTGTTATGTGCTTCTTCTAGCATATCAATAACTTTTACTTGTTCTTGTTTAGTCATTTCGGCTCCTGCATTTCTATAAAGATTCGCTTAATCTTACTAGGGTTGATACCAGCTTTGCAAGAGCCAATAATATTATCAATGTTGCGAACTTCTAAAAAGTGATTACAAGTAGATATATTCTCAAAATTTGCATTTTCTAACAGAAGCGATACTTTGCCGTTGGCACTTAATTCAAACTCAACTTCTGCTGTCTCAGATTGCTTTTTCTCTTTTCTAAGCTCATCTAATCTATTATCAATATTCCCAGCAAGATTAGAAATCTTATCTAATTTATAACTAGCGTCTCCATCAAGAATATTAAGCTTTCTTTGAATTAATTTAATTTGAGCTAATAATCTTTTAATAAGTTTTTTATTCTTCATGTGAACTAACCTTCAAATGTAAATTTTTATTTCTGTATAGATGATTGCCCTAATCAAATACGAGAAGGGAATTTTACGGTCTTTAAGGCAATCGTCAATTAATTTGCCAGTTACCTTATTCGTTGAAACGCAAAAATTCTTTTTATCTATGTGATTTGGTACTCGCCTACTTAATTTAGATAATGAATCTTTTAGGTTTGGACTTAGTATTTGATGGTAGTTTAGCCCGTAATTACCAATGTTGTATATTAACAGATCATTAAAAACCTTATTCATTGTTTTACCTTTTAATTTGCAATACTTTTTAAAATCGTTATGTGTTATTGCAGGTATTCCAGTTTGACGTTTTACTATCATGGTTTTTGGTTTGGTGTCATTTTTGATTTAATGATGGTTTAGCCTTTTTGGGGCTTTTATGAAAGTGTAATCCTAGTGAACCGATCAAAACCCACTAAGGCGCTATTTGTTATCACTAGACTATATCGAATCACATTCTATGTTATGGGCTATGCTTAGTCTTAGCAGATTAAGCTGAACTTTTTTAAATCGTTCTCTTAGCTCTGACTTGTTGCCTGCGTTCTTACTGTTTTGGTTTATGTTGTACACATAGGCTGTCTCTGCCCTGCGTAATTCATCCACCGATTTAATAAGCTTAGATATGACTTGAGTATCTTCAATAGGGTCATAACTGGTATCAGATGGCTCGTAAATCTCTAATACTATTGCCATGTCTATTAAAGAGTCGAGCGTTCCTTTTAAATTAGATTTCTTCATCTTCATCTTCATCTTCAACAGCATCATAGCCTATAATGTCTGCGTCCTCTATATCATCATCCAGGTTAGCTTGCTCTAGCATTTTGTGGGTGTCCTGAAAAGCTAGTGCATCTTCTCTGTTGGCTTGCTCCAACCTTCCTGATTTACTCATAGGTTTTGCGGGCGAAATAGCACCCGTAATTTTTAATGTGTCCATGATAGCATGACGCATATTTGTAAGATCACCTTTAAGTTCGGATATCTCTATCACTTGTTTTAGCTTACCAATTAGGTATTCATTGGTGAGGCCTTGTTCTTCAAGGACTTTTTCTATTTGTTGTTTCAAATCAAGGGCAAATATGGGGTTCTTAAGCATTACGGTGAGTGTAGCACCGGGTTTTTTTTGATCGCTTCGGTACATTTCACCGAATTGATCTACGTCTAGCCGTTCAAAACGAATGATTTCAATAGCCATAGCGTCTCGAACATCAATCCATCTTGTGGTTAAAAGTTCACGCATCCACCAAACCCTTTTTTTGTCGGGTATTGATCTGATTAACTCCTTGTTAAGTCTTCCCGTATAGCCTATAACTTCATAAGCCCTTTCGGGCATACGTGGGTACAACTCTTCAAGGTAACGGAGTACGTTTTGGCGTCTTCTCAAAATGGCAAATCATCATCTTCATTTGTAGAAGCGTTACTAGCTACTGTAACAGCGAACTCTGTATCATCATCATCATCAAAACGCTCTTGATCAACTGACGAGGTTTGATTACTGATTCCTTTCTCAGATTGAGACCACGCCATAGTGTACTTTGCATTTACTTTTTCGGCGATTGTGCGAATTTGGTTGATGCGATCTGTTTTATCGAAGTGTAATTCACCAGAGACGTTGATCTGTTTAATTTCTGCTAAGCTATTATAGAAGTCATCACCATAGCGAAGCATTTTATTATTGTTCCAAACAGACATAGCTATGCCTACACGCGATTCATTCGTACTTTTGTTTACAATCGTTCTCAGATACGGGCTTAGCTTTATGGAATTTTTAATAGCCTCATTAGCATCAAGGGCTCCTAGTATAAAATGAATGTAGCTAGCTCCTACTCCTGCTTGGAAAACTTCTTCTTGCAGCCCGTCGCTAAAAATAAATACAAATCTTGCACCTATTTTTGTGCCGTTTATATTTTCTGCGGGTTGGTATTGAACGCTTTTTAATCGTCCTTCCAGATAATCGTATTCAAGTACGTTATCACCGTTTTTAGTCTTTATTTTTGCAGTGTCTTTAGAAACGCTGTAATAGATTCTCTTTTTTGAATTTCCTACTGGCATAATGGTTGTTTTAAGTTTTTGTCAACATTATAAACTACACATTGTAGTTTTTAAGTGAAATAGTTTTATTTTCTATAAAACATGGGTTTTATGGGAATATTTTCTACAAAAACGGCTTATGGCCTGCAAAAGAGTGATAATAAGGCTTTTAACGAAGCTCAGCTATCGAAAAAACTGTTAGAAGAATACTCTTCTTCCAGAGATGAATATGCTAAAAACGCATTAATAAACTACAAATTTAGAGACGGCGCTCAGTTTACAAAGGAAGAATTAGACACATTAGCAGAGCGTAGACACGCTGCTATTAGTTGGAATCTAGTATTGCCTTTAATAGATAATTTAATTTCCATTATTACCTCTAATGACCCACGTTTTCAGGCTATTGGTACAGAAGATTCGGATGGCCGTATAGCGGATTTAGTAAGTAATATCCTAGAGTATTTATGGGTGCAAAATAACGGTAAACAACATTTAGAAGCACATGCGGATGATTTTTGTAATGCTGGGATGGGTGTATGGCTTGCTTGGGGAGACCCTGATGCTGATGGTGGTAGGGGAGAGGTTCATTTTCAGGCTATAGACCCTTTGAGCGTTTATATAGACCCTGCTTCAAGAGACCGTTTTGCTAGAGACGCCCATAATATACTTATTGCAACAGAATACAGCGAAAGCCAAGTACTAGATCATTATAAGGGGTTTATTGAGCGTAAGGACTTAGAAAAGCTTACTCAATCAAAGGCTATTAGGCGCCCAAGTATACAGAACAACTACATGTCTCCCGAAGAATATATTACGGGTAATATAGGTTCTACAACTCATGGCATAGATTCCACTTTAGAGGAAGAAGTTTTTTACGAGGTTATAGAGCGCTACACAAAAATACAGGTAATGCGCTGTGAACTAGAGGACTTTCCGAATAAGAGAACGCAATTATTTGAAGACGAACAGGCTAAGCAAGAGTATTTAGAAGGCTTAACTATTGTTGTTGTGGAAGATCGCCCTATGCTATCTGAGCAAATGGTTCAAACCTATACAGAATTAGCCACACAGCAAGGCGAGAGCCAAAGCGGTGATTACTTTGCTCACTACGCTATGGATGAAAACACAGGCAATCCAACCTTAGTGCCTGGTCCAGAAGAAATGAGTGATATGCCAGAAGCTGTTATTCCAGATTCAACAATTACGTTCAATTTTGTTAGCGCTCAAGATGTAAAAGAGCAACTTATTCAAGAAGGCCTTTTAAGAGAGCAAAACTATGAAGTAGGTCGTGTTAAGCGAATTATTAGTATTGATTCACATGAGATTGATCAACAGATTATAGAGGTTTCACAAATACCTGTTATACCTGTTATGAACCGTCATTCTAGAAACCCATACCCTAAAGGTGATGTAGAGCATGTTAGAGGTTTGCAACGCTTCTACAATAAGCTTAGCAGCTTAGTTATGGCTCATGCAGCTAATTCAGCCAGTCCTAAACTTTTAGTGCCTACAGGAAGTGATATTGAAGCTATTAACGAACAGATGTCTAAGGCGGGCTTTGGAACGGTTGAAATAGACTTAGACTTTGGCCAACCCGTACCTATTCAGGTTCCACCGCTTTCAGGTCAGGTTTACGAGCTTCTTAAGAGCGCTGAGATGAAAATGAAGCAAATTATTGGTGTTTATGACTTGATGGCTGGTGATTCTAGTGCGGCGCCGCCAACTTACCATGCAACACTAGCTTTTGAAGAATTTGGTCAGCGTCGTATGCGCTCAAAGCGTGATGTGATAGAACATGGCCTTACTCTATTGGGTAAAGTAATGTTTGAATTGACACAGGTTACCTACAGCGAAAATAAAATTATTAGAACCTTTGATGCGAATTATAAGAGTGAGGTTCAAACCACACTTAACCAACCTATCTATGATGAATTAAGCCGTCAGGTAGTGGACAGGTTGAACGATTTATCTACCATGAAAGCCGACGTTAGGCTTATAAGTGGTTCTACACTACCGTCAAACCGTTGGGCTAGATTTGAGCAAGCTAAAGAGCTGTACAATCTAAGATTAGTAGATCAAGAAGCGGTTCTCAAAGAGGCTGATTTCCCTGATAAAGATAAGATTATGGAGCGTATGGCAATTATGCAGCAAATGCAGCAGCAAATGCAAACGCAACAGGAAGAAATAGACAAGCTCAAAGGAGATATGCAGACCAGAGAGCGAGAGTTATTCCACGCAAGACAGCGAACAGAGCTAGAAAAATTTAAGTCCACGCTAAAGGATGGTGAGGTTCAAGCTATGCGAGAGAATGATAAAATACTAGATGATGGCCGCGTTTCAATGGATAAGGCTGTCAATGAATTTCAAACCCCCCTTCAAAACAACCAACAGCAAAGGTGAACTAAATGGACGCAAGTATTTGGGCTACAGATGAAGCCGAACAGAGTGTTAGTGAAATCCAAGATTCGGAAGAAATCCTTTCGGATAATGCGGACGATCAAGCAAGCGACAGCTCCCAAGAAGAGCAAACAGACAACAATGAGGATGCTAATGATTTAGACGATTCAAATGAAGATGATTCAGAAAATGAAGATGATTCAGAAGATGAAGATTCAAATGAAGACGACGATCAAGAGGAACCAGAGCCTGCCGAAAAACTTCGGGAATGGCAGAGTAAATATGACAGACTAAAAAGCGATTACGACCAATATAAAGCCCAAACAGGTAGCATATCTAAAGAAGTGTTAGACTTTGCTGATAGTATTCAGAAGCAACCTGAGCTTTTGGATAAAATAGACAAAGTGTTAAAGGGTGAATCCGTTGGCTTAACTGTATCGAAAGATAGTCCAGAGGCAATAAACAAGCAGCTACAGAACCTTAAGCGCCCTGAACGCCCCGAAAAACCAGGCGCTAATGCGAGTTATGAAGAAAGAGAGGAATACGAAAAAACGCGTCAAAATTACATAGAAGACCGTTTAGAGTACACCGATTTAAAAGAAGAACTACAAGACAAATTACAGCAGGCTGAAACGCAGACTAGAGCGCAAAAGCAGGAAGGAGAAAAAGCTGTTCAGCAGATTCAAACAGATTTACGATCTAAGTTTGGGTTTGCAGAAAATGATGTTAAAGAGTTTTTTGAAACCTTCAATGACAAGCAACCTGATTTAGCTGATTTAGTTCAGCTATACAAGATCAAAAAAGGTAAGCAGCCAGCAGCTTCAAAACAGCAAACCACCGTTAAAAAGAAGAGCCCTAAACCTATTACTGGTTCAGGTTCAGCTAAGAAGACAGTGCAGCGCAGTGTATGGGGATAAACAATTTTAAAAAAACACATATTTAGGAAAATATTATGTCAGCAGAAACGCTAGCAAATATGGGCATTATTTATACCGAACGTCGCGAGTTTGATCTCAACATGGATTCGGATGTAAAGGAATTACGCCCAGATGCAACACCGTTATTGACAGATTTAATTGATAGAAAGGTTAAAACTGATGATGCGGATTTCAAAATGTTTGAAGACGATAGTCTTTGGTATCGTCAGGAAATGACGATAAACAAAGCCACTCCTGGCGCTTGGACAGACGACGGTGATCCGGGTGCTACTAGAGACGCTCTTGTAGTGGATGGCTTAGTAGGCCTAAAGCTAGACGCTTCCCTAGAGGGTTTGCTTGTTGAAGTTTGGAACGCAGCTAAAACAACTAAAAAGGGTATTGCGCGAGTTCGTGATATTAATAGTGGGAATGGACAAGTAACGCTAACAGCGATAACGAATCCTGCTGCTGTTAACCAACGTATAGCCGCTTTAGCGGACAATGACGTTTTAATGGTTATATCCCATGCAGCAGGGGAAGGTTCTCATTCTCCAGAGGCTTACGGTACACAGCCAAGAATTGTATGGAACTCAACAGAGATTACTAGAACACCTATTGAGGTAACTGGTACGCTTAAAGAGGCCGCCTTGAAAGGCTTGAAATACAATGGTAAAAAATCGGCTGATGAGCTTATGCGTTTACGTCGTGATAAAATGCTTCTGCACAAGATGCGTTTACAGCGTAAGGTTCTTTTAGGCGCTCGTGTTGGTGGTATTGGTGCCGCTGGCGAGAATTTCTTAGGCCATACACTAGATAAAGAGGGCAAAGTAGTACGAACTACAGAAGGATTTATTCCTGCAATGGAGCGTTACGGTGTTACTACGGGTACGGAGCAAAACATCTTTACTATCGACCCTGATAACTACACGTTTAGCGATTTTGGCACTGATACCGACAAACTAAGTCAGTACACAATGGAAGACGGTATTCGTGTGGCTTATTGTGGACCAGGTGCAATGAATTATTTGTCTTCTTTGGTAATGCTGCAAAAATCGCAATGGCAGATTAATATTACGGCAGGCGAGGAAGACAAGTATGGTTCGAGAGTACGTTACTTAGAGACAGGTAATCTTACTTTAAAGCTGGTTAAGCTAGAGATTCTTAGAGGTACGCCTTATGAGAATTGGATATTGCTTCCAGATTTAGAGTGTATTGAATACCGTTACTTTCGTCCTGATCGTTTTAATACCAATATTAAGACGGAAAACGCTTATGACGGCGTTAAGGACGAGTATTTCTCAGATGCGGGTATTGCCCTACAACACATGAAGCGTCATGCTATTATGAAGATTGGGTAACAATGTGCGCAAGCACCTTTGCGGAGTATAGGGGGGCATTTATGACCCCCTTTCTCCATTATTAATAATCAATTAAGCATAGACTTTACCAAATGAAAATAAATAGAACTCTTGACATGCTCAAGGTTTTTGAGGGCTTTAGCGGTAAGCTATACCGATGCACTACAGGCGCTCAGACAATTGGCTACGGCTTTAACGTAGATGCTGGTATCACTGAAAGTGCCGCTACTTCCCTTCTTGAGCATCAAGTAACTGAATTATATGCAGATTTAGCCAGATTTGAGTTTTTTGATGAATTAGACGAGGTACGCCAGAGCGTGATCGTACAAATGGCTTTTCAGATGGGAAGCAGCGGCTTACTTAAATTCAGAATGATGCTTGAGGCGATTAAGCAAAAAGACTACGCTAAAGCGTCTATTGAGATGCTTAATTCAAAGTGGGCTAATCAAACTCCAATGAGAGCCAAAAAAATGGCTGCAATGATGAAGGCTGGATTATGGGAGATTTAAACGTAAAAAATGAAGGTAGCCTAATAGAATGGATAAAAAACCATTCCTACGCTATTTTTATAGCAGTAATTATCATTGCCGTTGATTATGGCGTAATTACCACCCGCTTAGCTGGTGTTGAAAGTTCAGTTGAAATGAATTTCAAGTCTATAAAAGAATTGGAAAAAAATGTAGACCAGATTGAGGACTTTCAAATAGAAATGAACGCCGTAATTATTCAGACACTCAAAGACATAAACAGTACGCTAGAGCGATTTGAGAACAAATTTGACAAGTATGATGAAGGGATTCAAAGACTCTACCAAGATTATGACTTAAAAAAGAAAAACTAAGGTGATACTAATGAAATTCATTAAAAAGCTTTTAAGCAAAACCCCAAAGCTGGGAAAAACAATTAGAAACGTTGGAGGTGTGCTGCTTGGTGGTACAGCTGCTTCTTTTAGCTTTCCAGAAATTCCCGATAGCTACATACAGATTTTAACCATTGTATACGCGGTGGTTTTGGTTTTTAAAGGCCAATACAGCACCGCTGAGGATGTTATTAACGAAGCTAAAGAAATAGACAAGGATTAATACAAATGAGCCTATTAACCCGACTACAGCAGTATATAGGCGCTAACGCAACTAACGCAGCGGAGGCGCTTAATGCTAGTGCTAAGATACATTTTAGACTTATACAGCTTGAAGATATTTCTAAATTAGCTACTCAGCATACTGTTCCGGTTGCGGGCTTAACGGTATCAGTTAATGACATTATTTTAAGCGTTCATAATGGGTCTAGGCAAGCATTATTAGCCGAAGCTTCACAAGTTCCAGAGCTAAACGATTCAGATAGCATGAATAGCGCGACAATACTATCTCCACGATATTATTACTTAAATCAAAAGCTCTATACTATTCCTTCTACAGAAAATGCAAAAGCTTATTTATTATCTGTTGCTGTAATAGATATGTCTGGTAATGAAATTACTTGGCTACCAAACGAGTTAGAAGAAGCGTCTATAATCCGCGCAGCTATTGTAGAATTGCAATCTATTATTAGTGCCGATATAGACGCGTTGAATTTTGATTTTAGCGGGTTTGTAACCAGTAATGAGCCGACTACTCCTACTATAACGGATGTAACTAGCGCGGCTGTTACGGGGGATTCAGTAGGTTCTGTGATTGACGCATCAAATCCTGCTATTTCTGGCTCTAGCGCTACTGCTGCAAGTATTACTAAGCCTAATGACCTTGACGTTACTAATGAGGACGCTAGTGTCTCTAATGCTTCGGTTGTAGCTGTAGGTAATCAATCCGATGGCTCTAGTACCGACGCTTCCAACGACGTTGTTACGGTTCCCGCAGTTGGCAGCCTACCTACGCTAGGCTCCTTTGGTACTATTACCAAAAATACCAATATCGGTACATTGGTTACAGCGTTACTCAGTGATGCTACAAAAATTGGTTTAATAGTAGATAGAATAAAATTAGCTACAGCTGATACCTCGAATACAGGTAATGAAGCGGGTGGCAATATTAGTGAGACGCTAAATAGCTTTGCTCCCACTAGCTTGTCTTACGTTGTTGACGGCTCGGATATAACAGCCACAACTGGTACGGATGAAAATTATCAAGACGGCGTTGCCGTACCCTCTCACACTAAAACTACTTTATCCGACTTTACGGCTGTTCTTACGAACATAACAAACCGACTAGCTGATAATGATGATACAGAAGTAGCCGCAGCTCTCACGGCGCAGGCGAATACGCTTGTTCAGCGTTTTCAGTCAGATATACAGAACGATATACAAAGCCATCAAGTCAAGCTAGACGAGTTTAGATTAGAGCTAGAGCGTCAAGTGCGTAATGTAGAGGGTGGATTTAAAGATAGAGAGCTAGACTTGTCCGACAGAGGTGTTCGTGTCCAGTTTGGTAATTTAGAAGTAGCTCAGAATCAAGCGGGGTTAAGCTCCGACCAGCTTCGACTACGTGCGGAAGAAGTTAAATCTAGCCTAGAGCGAGCCAATGAAGAATTAAAATTATCTCGTAATCAACTACGTTCCCAAGATCGGGCGGCAGAATTTCAGGGATTAGCGCAAGGTTTACAGGCCAGAAATCAAGCTATTAGTAGTTTGCTTGCAGAGTACCGAGCAGACGTAGATAAGGCTAACGCAGAATTTCAAGGCGTATTAACTACTTATAGCGGTTCCCTTCAAGGGGTATTACAAAAGTTTGATGCAGATGTGAGGGGTAAATTACAAGATTCTCAATTAGCCGTTAATGTGAACTTGGCCAACGCTTCTGCCGCTACACAGGTTACGCTGCAAAATAAAGCCAATGAATTACAGCGATTGCTAACGAGTTCAAATAACGCTAATCAAATAGCGGCAGCGAATCTTACCAAAGATATTCAGGTCTCTCTACAAAATGCTGGGCAAGCTGATAGCGTAGCGCTCTCAAATAAAGCCAATGAATTACAGATACTTGTCCGTAACTCCGATTATGCTAATCAAGTAGCAATTAGTAATGCGGCTAATACCCTGCAAGCGGCTATTTCAGAAGCGCAAGCCGAAGCGGCGATTGAGCAAGCGAACATGAGTAAAGACCTAGAGCTAATACGTCTAGCAAAAATTCAATCCGACCAACTTAGGGTGGTAAGTGCGGCTAATGATTTGCAGGCAAAAGTAGCCAATACGCAAACAGCCCTTACAATTTTTAATGCAGAAGCACAGATTTATGGGCAAAATGTGGGGCTATTTGTGCAAAATAAATCGAATGAGCTTCAAGCTGCAAATACTACTTCTCAAATAAATATTAATAGAGTGGGTTTGTTGCGTCAGCTCTACCAAGACACCTTAATGCTTTACACTAATCGAGGTTTAAATGCCCAAGCGCCTACTCAAGATAACTAACTTTGACAAAGGGATATTACTAAACGCTTCCGAGCGAGACCCTAGAGAAGGATTTTATCCATTTGCAGAAAATGCCGATAGCGGTTTATCTGGGCAAGTGCGCGCGGTTAGCGGTAGCCCTGATGCTGCTAACTCAACTAATTTTGTGGCTGATGTGTTGGGTACATTTTTAGCGCAAGCAAAGCAGCAGATTATTGGCCAAAATTATTCGTCTGGCGCTATTAAATTATATAGCGGAGCGGCGATTACCGACGTAGGTAGTACACCAAATACAACTCAGGTTCAGCAGTTTATCCCGATAGATGGAAGGCTTATTGCTACTTGTGGAAAGGTAAATTCAACCAAGCATATTAGCTATATAGATAGAAAGGTTTTGAATGGTACGGTTGACGGCTATTTCATCGAGGATAATAAACTAAATGCCTTTATTAATGTAGAAGGGCATATTTATCATGTGGAAGAAGGTGCCTATAGACAAGTAAGTACAGATGACAGTAACCCTACCAATTTAGAAAAAGTTGCTATTTCGTTTATATCTAGTGGTACTAAAGTAAATAGAATTATTTCTCGTGATGGTACGGTAACTGATAGCGTCGATACATTTTCTAGGGTAGGTAAAGTTTATGAGTTTACGGATGATGAAACGATGCTAACCGTATTTAAAGAGGGTAAAAGTTACGCTTACGCTGTTAGTCTTATTTATGACGGGTATCAAGAAAGCCCTTTAATTAGAAGTTATTCAGAAAAGACATCTGAAACGCGACGCGGAGACGGTCGATCTAGAGTTTCATATTTTAATACTATTAAATTAGCTCAAAATGCACTAGGCATAGAGGTTGAGTTATTTATAGCATTTCCACCAACTTCTTACACCAATGGGTTAAATGATTACCCTAATGGCATGAGCCACCGCGTAACGGGCGTGAATATTTATCGAGCCGAAGCGTCAAGTTTAGAAAGTACACCAGAAGAATTATTTAAGTTTGTCAAGTTTTTTTCTTTTGATGATGAAAAGCAAACGGAAAAATGGCAATCTAGGGCTGTGGCAGATTTTAGGCTCAGTGGCAGAGCTACTGAAACCATGCCGAATATCGAGGCTGGCGGTGGCGTTAAGTCTATAAGTTTTTATGATGATGGTTTTGCAGGCGCTACATACGAGAGTAATAGCGGTATTCCCGAGACGCTAGAAGAAAATGGATTAAATTACACGCAAGGCGTTAAAGTAAATGAGTACCTTTTTGTTTCGGGTGTTGGTACTAACAGATTTTTCGACACTACAGAAGGTTTAATTTTTAGAAGTGTTGCGGGATCGCCTAGCTCATTTAATATACTGAATGATTTTATTCAGCTACCTGAACCCGTTACAGCTATAGCTACTTTTGAGAGTAGACTTTACGCATATACAGAGAGTAAAACATATAGAATAAATCCGGCTGGATTATACATAGAGAGTGAGTTTGACGGCTTTGGCGCAATTTCACAGAATCACGTATGTGCAACGCCTTACGGTATTTGCCACGCAGATCATAGCGGGATTTATTTGAACACAGGCTCAGCTATAACTACCATTAGCAGCTCTGTACATAGCGGTGGGTACTCTTCCAATGTAGGTTATAGAGATATAACCGAAGCTAGGCGCAATTCTATGCAGTTAGCCTATGACCCTAGAGAAGGGCGGTTGTGTATTTTAGGCCAGTACAATAGCACTAAGTGCAAAGCATGGATGTATGATTTCTCGCGCCAAAGATGGGATTTTTACGTGCCTTATTCAGGCTCATTATCGGTGGATAATACCACGATAAAAGGTTCAGCTATAATGGATTCCAATTTATATGTCTCTACGGGTCCAAAGCTGGTTGAGATGTTTAGTAGCAATGATAGCGAGCCAATAGTCCTAGTAACATACGATTACACATTTAATAGCGATAACGGGGAATTTTGGTTATATGAAGCTATTATTCGAGGGCAGATTCATAGCGGAAATATCGCACGAGGGGAGAGTATTTCTTACCGATTTGATGGGGGAAATTGGATAGAACTAACTCCTAGCGGTGGTAATACAGCGGTAACACTTACTTCGGACGGAGATACGCATGTTATACGCTTTGTGAATAACGTGAAAGTACAATCTGTTCAGCTTTTACTGGCTTATTTTGAGACAATAGATAGCGTTTATTTTAGAGTGAGGTTGCCTAATGTCGAAGAATAGAAACCAGAGAACCCCGCTACGCCCACAAAATACTAGCTCATTTAATGCCGAGCAGCAGCGTATTGTAGATGGAATCTATGATGTGTTAGAAGCCAATGATATTAAAGCGAGAAACGCTACTGATTTCGCTAATCGAGCTGGCCAATTAGCTTCTTTAGCGAGGTCTACCGCACAAGCCTTAGTTAGACCCGTAGAAGTAAAAGAAGTGGTGGGCGCAATTGAGGTTACAAACATACAGACGGATGTTCTTGTTGAGTGGTCTGATATTCAAGTCATTCTAAGAGATCGAACACGATTTACGGTTGCTGACGGCCAATATGATTATGAAATTGATTACACAGAGCAAGACCCTGAACCCCGTATTTTTTACTATGATAAAGCCCGCAATACAATCACTAGTAAGACCTTGGAGGCATGGCTTGATTCAGATGAGGCTTACGACATCGTAAATTATACCGAGCTTTTTAGCGTTGTTCAAAACACAAATGTAGATAGAATTTCAGACCCTGCCGCACCTTTTGTAAGCGTTTTCCCGAAGCAGATAGCGACTGGTTTATTTGCAGCAAAAAATACTGACAACGATGCAGCTTTGAATGAAATAATAGGAGGCTTTAACGCTAATGCTATTTTAAAATTAGGGGCGGATATTGACGCAGAAGTTACTAGTCTGAGCGCATATACGACAATGCCGCTTAGGGTCGATTTACCAGCTGGCACTAGATTAATGTTAGTTTCGGGAAGGGAAGTTTATGATATTGTTGTTTCAGCACTAACACGTGCTGGCGCTACGTCTATACCGATTCAGTCGCAGTATATTGTAGCGTATAAAGGCGCAAAAGTACTGTTTGATAATGCTTTCTATCAAGCTCAATTATTAGTTCAGCCGAGTGAAGTCCTTATTTTTGCTCAAAGTGCAAATGGCACCGCAACAAGCGCATTTAATTTAAGCACTAGTAATGTGGGTGCAATAGCATCAATAAATACAGTATTTACTAATAATGGGATAGCGAGTAATACGAATATAACAGGTAGAGTCAGCGCCAATGAAGCCGAAATCGACCTAAAAGCTTCGCTAGGTGCGTTGAATACTGCTAATGCAGCTATAACGGCATTAAACTTATCGGTTGGTGAGGATAATACGACAGGATTGAGAAAGGCTACGGCTGACCTAACTAGTGCAGTTGGCGATAGTAGTACTGGGCTTGTCCAAGCGGTAACTACCATTCAAGCTACGCAAGTTTTAACGGCAAGTGTTGATGACAATAATGTTGTTAGCATAGCCTTAAATTCTATTAGTGGAGATAACCCAACAAATAACATTAAGATAAGCGCTGATGATATCTATCTTGTTGGTAAGGCCACGTTTATTAATAGCCTTATTGGTGGCATAAACGATGACGGTACAACAACGATTGACGGTGGTCGTTTAACAAATAATAGCGTTACAACAGACGAGCTAAACGCAGATGTAATAAATGCGGTATCGGCTATTGTTGTTGGTAATTCAACATTTATTAGTGATGTAGCTAACGCTGTTGATGGTAGCACATTTAGCGGTATAGCATTATATAAGGGAGCCACAGCCCCAACAGGAGGAACGTATGTCATTGGCGATAGATGGCTTAAAGATACGCAGGTAGGCGGTGTAGCAAGGAATTTACCCCACGTATGGGATGGTAGCGCATGGATAAGAGAATTTACTCTCATTGTAGATGGCGATTTCCAAACAGGTTCAATTAACGCCAATAAGATTATAGGAGATGATTTATCTAGTCTTAGAGCAACAACAGGCTTTTTAACTGTCAATGATAGAATTATTGTCGGTGGGAATGGATTTATTCGTGGTAATTCTTACGAGCCAAGCTTGGTTGGTACAGGCTCGGGCTTTTATTTGGGCGCAGCTAGTAATGAATATCAATTTGCTGTTGGTAAAGGTAAAAAGTTTATACATTACAATGGTGATGATTTACTAATAGGTAAAGGTAAAATAGTTGAAGCAGTCACGTTCACAGGTACAGAAGGTAGATTTGAAACTGTTGAAGGCGCTTTAAACGGTACAAATGGTGGCGCTGTAATGAGTACAGCAGGTTTTTTTGCTGGGGAAGCAGGTCAAACCACAGCTACCTCAAATATCCGAGTATTATCAAATGGCTCTGCCTTTATTAAAGGTGAGATAAATGCAACAAGCGGCTCGCTAGGCGACCTTACGGTTAGTGGCGCTTTAACGATCGATACAGATGGGCAGCTTAATGTAACTAATGGTGGAATAAACTTTGGGTCTTCGGGAGGGTTTTCCCAAACAAATGGAGTGGTAGCGTTTGATGGCAGAAAAATAGACTTTAAGGGGGCATCAAGCGCTAAGACTTTGTTGTCAATATTTGGAGAACAAGATATAGCATCTTTTGGTAATTCAAATAACTTGTCTGTAAACTCTTCAACAAATGGCATGCAATTCTGGGGTCAATCTGGTTCATTTTCTCACACTTCTAAACCTCATACTATAACTATTAGTGTGCCTACAAATGGAGTAAGTGAACTTAGATTAGATGCAATACAAGCGTCTTTAGAGAACTTGCTTAGTATTTTAGATAAATATGGTCTTATTGAAAGTAATATAACTTTATGAGAGACCAAGTAGCTTTTGTTTATTTAAGTCTAAACGGCTCAGCTGGTCTTACAGCTACGAGAACAGTATTAGACGGTGGCGCAACAGAGCGAACAGTAACGATAAAAAATGGGCTTATAACAGCTTGGACATCATAACCAAACCAAATAAAACCAATGACAATCGAACAACTAGAAGATAACTTCACGCAAGATATTAAAACAAAGTCACTTGCTTTGGAAGCAATCAAAGCTTTAAAAGAGCAAAATACTAATCTACAAAAAGAGCTAAAGGAGTTAAGAAATGTCGATAGCAATAACGATAACTGATGCAGGTAAAAATTCGCTATTGGGTGGCGGTTGGAAAAATGTGGCTACGTATGTAGCTGCAACAGACGGAGCGCCAAACGCCACGCATACAAGCATTGGAACTAGGGGGGCTATTAGTTG